TGCAGGGTGGCACCAAGCTCTAGGGAAAGAGGTCGCCAATGTCGAAAGATACACCTTTTTCAGAATTATCTTTAGGTGTGAGGAGTTGGAGATTAGTATAATGGTGATCGACAATATAAGAAGTAGGGATGATGTGATCTATCTCGAATGTATCGGAGGGGCGAAGCTCCCTACCATATCTTTCACGCCAAGTTTTTCTAAGGTGCTTCCAGACTGTTTCATAGTCGGCACCGAGGAGCTTATACGCTCTATGTCTCTCAGTGTATCCGTTTCTAGTGGCTCTATAGATCGACATTCTGTCTCTGTGTATCGGGCGTCTCGCCTCCTTATGCTTCAACGAATGCGCCCTACGCAGCTCTTTAACGTGAGGCCTCTTGCTGTATTCAGCGGACTTCTTTTTTATGTGTTGGATGTTATTCTGCCTCCACTTCCCATGACTGGACTTAATTTTCTCTTTATTGTTTTGCCTGTAACTCTTTGCTTGAAGGTTTTTACAGACCTTACAATACGAGATATGTCCGTCTTTGCGCGTACAATCCTTAGAGAAAGAATCGATAGACTTTTCGACACCGCATTTAGTGCATTTTTTCATAACAGAACTCCTCAAAACCCTTATGGGAAAGGACTTATAGCATGACTAAGAAAAAAAGTAAGGTACGTCAATCTGACGGATGGATGAACGTGGTGACTGGCATAGGGACTCGCAAGGATAAGAACACGTATAGCGAAGTCTCCTGGGCGCCACTCACACAAGTCTATTGCGAAAATCTCTACGCGGGCGATGAAATGGCCCAAAAAGTAGCTAAAATTATCCCATACGACGGAACCCGTGAGGGGATATCCTGGAACATGGACGAGTCTTCCGACCAGAAAAAAGTCATGAAATACCTCGAGCAGGAGTATACTCGACTTAAAATATGGTCAACACTGGCATGGGGATGGACTGTAGCCCGTACATACGGTGGTGCATGTATCCTGATCAATGTCAAGGGTGGCAGCCAGAAGCTAGAGACTCCACTAAAGCTAGAGAGCATTCAGCAAGTGGAATCTCTGAGAGTTTTTGATAGGTTCAGTTTGGATATTCAGAACTCTGACCTTGAAAGTGATCTCTCCTCTCCTAGATTTGGCGAGCCCAACTTCTATACCTACCAATCTAAGATGGTAGCCGGTAAGGGTGGCGAGAATATTCGCATTCACCACAGTCGATTGATCAGGCTCGACGGAGTTCACCTCCCAGAAAATCTTTTGATCAGGAATTCCTACTGGCACGATAGTATCTATGGAGCCTTATCTCAGTCGATCAGGAATTACTCGATAACCCATGATGCAATTGCAACGATAATTTCTGACTTTAATCAGCCGGTCTATCGTATTCAAGGTCTGTCCGAAGCTATTGCCATGGACGAAGAGAACTTGATCACCAAAAAGCTACAGATTGTAGACCTAATGAGGTCCACGGCTCGGGCAATTGTACTAGATAAAGAGGATGAATTTGAGAACGTTTCGACGAATGTGGCTGGCGGTAAAGAACTTATTGATCTTACCGTCCAGAGATTGGTTGCTGGTAGTGATATACCTCACACTCGGCTTCTTGGGAATAGTCCGACTGGACTTGGCGCGACTGGCAAATCGGAACTGATCAATTATTATGATTCCGTAAAATCTATGCAGAACACGACACTGCGAGACCCCCTACAGAGACTTACTGATTTGATCTTCGCCCAGAGTGACTCCATTGAGAGACCGGAAGATCTGACCTTCCAATTCAATCCTCTATTCCAGCAAGATCTAGAAATCGAGATTAAGACTCGTAAACTTCAAGCTGAAATCGACGGTCTTTATATAGAAAGGGGAGTGATTACTGCTCAAGAGGTAGCAGATTCCAGATTTGCGACAGGAAAATATAGCTTTGAGACAGTAATTGAAGCCAATACTAATAGAATTTCTAGTTTCGATTTGCAGGTGGAGACTACAAAGGCTACAAGTCTTGCGGCTGAAGAGTCCGAGGGAGATTCGGGAGAGGACCCTGACGAAGATATATCTGATTTATAGGCCCATTTCTCACTGTTCTAGTATCTCACTAGGGCAGTGAGTGAGTGTTTTAGTTGGTAAACTGGGCATAGTCGTGTAGAATCTAATACGTTAATATTGCAATAAGGGAAATTATGCGAAATATTGACTATATACCTCTAAATGATGCAGCGGACAATTATGAGATCATGCCGAATGGTTTTCTCTCTATAATGGCTCTACTGACTCGGACCGGTGTATTCAATTATCAAAAAATCGATCCCGACGGGACAGTCCATGTGCTTCGGCAGCTGAGGCTCCCCGACGAAGTGTTCTCTGAAGAAACCTTAGCTTCCATGTCTGGAATGCCCTTAACTAACAATCACCCTGAAGAACTTTTGAATCCCGAAAACGCCGCTGACTATATTGTAGGCATGGCGTCTGACAATCCAAAGAGGGTGAAAGTACCAGTTCAAGGTGACGACGAAGATTATGTACAGCAAAAGTTGACGTTCATGGACGCCGGAATCATCGACCTTATTCTTAGCGGGGATAAGAAAGAATTGAGTCTAGGCTATACCTGCGAACTAGAGATGAAGGACGGCCTATACAACGGTATTCCTTACAACTGCATTCAGAGAAACATTAGAATCAATCATGGTTCTTTGGTGCCGAGAGCCCGAGGCGGACAGAATTGCAAGGTTCTACTCGATGGGCAAGAACAAGTGGTGAATCTTGACGGAATTATCGTTGAGGATAAGAAAAATAATACAAGGGAGTGTAATTTGAAAATTTTTACTCACGGAGGCAAAGAGTATAAAGTCGAGGACGACGTTCATGCTCTCTTGACAAACCTCCAAAGTGAAAACGTGACGGCTGGAACTCAACTAGACTCTAAGTCTAAAGAGTTGGAAAAACTAACTGGCGTTTGTGACGATTTAAAGTCTCAAATCAAAGTTCAAAAAGATTCTGACGACACAGCGGCATTTAGTGAAAAGGTTCGCGCACGCGTATCTCTAGAATCTAAAGCTACTGAAGTTCTTGGGAAAGAAGTAGCTCTTGATGGACTCTCTGACCGTGAAATCAAAGAGAAAGTCGTTTGTAAACTTCGTCCAGGTGTTAATCTTGACGGCAGAAACGACGACTACGTTGACGGAAGATTTGAAATGAGCATAGAAGATCATACTTCTAGCACAAACACTGACTCCGACGACGCTAAGAATCTTGGCAATAACATCCTCAACAAGGATGGGGCCGACAGTGCAGTAAGCAAAGCAGAAAAAGCTCGCGCAGACGCGTGGGAACGAGATAGAAATCTTTGGAAGGGAGGCAAGTAATGGTTGCACAGCTAACATATGAGAAAGACCCAGCGATCGGCTTCAAGGGTATGATTTCACAAAATTTCACTAGCCCTAGGCAGATCGATTCCGGCCTCGCTGAAGGTGCTATCCTCGTAGGTAATGGCGTTGAGCCAGGAACCGCGGCTGGTCAATATATAACACTAGCTGACGCTGCGAACTTCGCAGGCGTTGCAGTTTACTTCGCAGGTATCGAGAAAGAAGTTGGAGCCACAGAGCTGGAACTTGATGACGGTAAGCAGCTTGCGGTAATGAGTCGAGGTCGCGTTTTCGCTATCGCAGGCGCAGCTATCACAAAAGGTGCTCAACTTGTACCTGTAGCAGGTGCTGATACTAAGTTTATCGAACTTTCAGGTGCTATCACTTGTAAAGTTAGAGCGGTTGCACTAACTGCAGCGGCTGTCGACGGTGACCTTATTGAAATCGAATTGTCAACTCAAGTACTAGATACGGAGGCTTAAGAATGAGAATTTTTGTAAACTTGGATGCAGGTGAAGGCTCATTCTTCCTAGAAGAACTAGAGCACCTAAAATCCCGTCAATATAATGTCCAATATACTGAGCTTATGGCTCGTAGATTGTTCCCAGTAGATTCTTCTGCTCCTGCGGGCGCGGAATCCATAGGTTACGATACCTGGGATATGGTCGGCCAGGCTCAATTGCTTCACAGCTATGCAGTTGACCTACCGAACGTAGAAGTAAAAGTTAAGCGTAGCTCTAGAATGGTTTATGGTGAAGGTCTTTCCTTCGGATATTCTGTTCAAGACGTACGAAACGCTCAAATGGCTGGCAAGCCTTTGAACGACCGAAAAGCTGCAGCTACTCGTCGCCAAATGCTATCTCTAGAAAACAAGCTGGCTTTCTACGGAAACGACGCAACTAAGGGTGTTCCAGGTGTTGATTTTGAAGGTTTCATCAACAACTCAATGGTCAACGTTGTTACTATCGCTGACGGTGCGGGTGGTACTACTGACTGGGATTCTAAAACTCCTGACGAAATTCTAGATGACGTCCAGAACATGGTGTCAACTGTTATGGATTTCACTAGAGGAATCGAAAATCCCAACACGCTACTATTGCCTCCTAGGCAGTATGCGTACATCTCTTCAACTCCTCGTAGTTCTGTAAGCGATACAACTATCCTTTCATTCCTACTAGCCTCTAACGCTTGGATTACGGAAGTTATCCCAGTTTATGAGCTAAGAGATGCGGCACCAGCTAGTAATTCTTACGATTCTCAAGATTGCATGATCTTGTACGATCGTAGTCCGGAGAAGTTGACTCTAGAGATTCCTCAGGATGTGGAATTCTTCCCACCTCAGGAAAATGGTCTTTACTATAAAGTTCCTGTTCACGCAAGAACTGCGGGAGTAATCATTTACTACCCGAAAAGTATCGCTCAAGGTAACGGAATTTAATTTAAACATTATTTGTGTCCGAGATTTTAACGAATCTCGGACACAAACACTACCCACAGGTGAAGTATGTTAATTGATAATAAAAGACCTACAACTGTTTCCATTGGCTCCATTCTTCTAGTTCCTGGAATTAATTCAGTGGACGACGGCCTTTGGGATACAACTCTTGCGTCCAAATCTTGGGCCAAACCGATCAAAGGATTGATCAAGGACGAACAAATCAAGGTTATGGACGATCGCAAGAAATTAACCATTGAAATGGTTAAAAATACAGTAGATGAGAATCTTCTGTCTGAGTGGCTTGCGAATCCTGCACATAAAGGACCTCTAAGAGGGGCTATCAAGACTCAAATCGAGGCTCTAGAGTTAGTAAGTGATGAGGATTAAGAATGGCTTTTGCGGATGTAACAAAAGAATACGTTGACCTACTCTCATACGGTAAATATGCGAGCAGGACGGCAATGACTTCAGAGTTTGAGACGATCAAAACTATGCAGGCTGACGCGTATTTGAATCCAGCTACAACTGCAATGCCAGACAAAAAATACACTAGAGGGCTCGCCCTTCTGGTGTGTCACTACTATGCTATGGACGACACCCAGAGTCCTGAAGCTGGAGCACCCGATACAGAGTTCGGAAATATCACTACCGAAAGAGTGGGTGATCTTACTCAAGTTAGAGGACTCCAACCATACATCGGGCAAATTGAAGGTTGGAAAACCTACTTTTTGCAGTCGAAGTATGGGGTAGAATTCATCGCACTACTTAAAACATTCAAAAATAACCCTATAGTTCTATAGGGGGCACCTTGCTAAAGACTAAAACTACCCTAGTGACCACATCGAAAGATAAGGGAGCTAAGCACATACTAGCGGAAATCGATAAAATCGGCTCCGGAGTATGGGTGGATACTGGAATCCTGCAACCGCAAGGCTCGCAGCTCCCGATGTGGAAAGGCGAAGTGCAGAGAGACGCCCCGATCGCCCAATACGCGTGGTGGAATGAGGTGGGTACTAAAACTATCCCTCCAAGACCTGCATTTGCTCAAGGTATGACTCTCAACTTGAAAAAGTATGAGAAGAAAACCATGGCCGGAATGCGATCCATCTATAATGGTGGTGGAGGAATAAACTTAATGCTTGACGCGAACGCAAAGAGTCAAAAATCTTGGACCAAACAGTCGATCAGGAAATTTGATTCTCCTATGAACTCGCCCATAACCTTGAAGCAAAAAGAGAAGAAAGGGCAGGGATCTAGTCCTCTAATAGCCTCCGGCTCTATGCTTAAGGCGGTATCGTCTATGGTGTTCGGGAAATCTAGGCCAAAGAGAAATCATTTGATCTCTCTGTTCAAGAAAACGGAGAAAAAAGTGGAGAAAATCAAGCTATGATTGATCTAAGAAGGTTCTCCCTAAATAAAACGCAGATCCAAATCCAAAGATACTCAAGTACTTTGGTGGATGGGATAGTCCAGAAGACTTTGGACGAAACTCTACAGGCTTGGGCTAGTGTACAGCCCTATGATACTGTAGACCCATCGAGTAGATTCGAGCCAGAGGTCGGTAGGTGGGTAGAAGAAAAATATATCATGTATATCGACCAAGTAATCTATCAAGATAATAGTTCTGACCTCCACCCTGACGCTGATATAATAGTTGCTGACGGAGTCGAGTACGAACCTATTCGAGTACAGAAATGGCTCCACTTGAATAATGAGCACTATAAAGTGTTGCTACAAAGATACGACGGAGATTAGGTATGGCAGTACTAGACCCGATACAGGCGAAATACGCTGAACTAGTCGAATTATTTAACTGGTGGATTCCAGCCTATGTTCCTGACGCCAACACTTTTTTAGTTGGTCAGTCTACAGCTAAAATACCGAATCCCTGCGTTGCATATAATCCCATCGTCTCTGTCGATTTCGTGGGACATGATGAGCGTCGGGTAATAGACGGAAACGAGGTCCTAAGAGGTCAAAGGACTATCACTTGCGATTTATACGGTTTTTCAGATTCGGCCACCAGATTCGACGGGGAGATTACCGCGTGGGATATGCTTCAAGCCTTACGGTTCTCGCTGGGTTTTCCCGAAGTAGTAGAACGGTTCGGCTCTGTGAATTGCCGGATATTGGACGAGGGTACGGTGTCGAACGTGAGTCAGACTCTAAACACCACGAACGAACCGAGGGCTGTGCTCCAGTTTATGCTGAGTACGGTGATAATTCAGTCTATTGACAGTGGAGTTATAGAAAATATCGAAGGAAGTGTTACTCTACAAGGTAGCACTGAGGAATTCGATTCAAATTATTCAGTTTCAAAACCATAAGGGGGAACCAATGGGTTCTGTAGGCAGTATCGTTAATGTAAACGTCTCAAGGCAAACCAAGACCCCCTCTCGGGCCGGTTTTGGAACAGGTGCATTCCTTGCGAATGATACCACTCTCACTAACTTGACTAAGGTGTACACAAGCCTTGCTCAAATGCAAGAGGATACGGAATTGACCGGCTCCGATGCTTTGGGCGCAGGTGCATCGTATTTCGGGCAGAATTTTTCCGCACCTAAGTTCACAGTAATCAAGGAAGTTTCGGGGGTTGCTCAGCAATCCAAGATAACTTGGGATTCAGACTTTGTAGCGGATAATTCTATCATCGTTACTCTAGATGGAACCCCTTTGACTGCAGTACCTTTCGATACGGATCAGGCGACAACTCTAGCGGCTGTGGTAGCTGTGATCGACGCTGTATCTGGTTTCACCGTATCTGCAAGTGCTGGCACAAGCATCACAGTAGACAATGATACTGTAGATGTAGCGTTTAGCTTGTCCTCCGCTGTAAGTGGTGGACTTAGTCAGCCGAATTCAATAACTCAAATTATAGTTCAAGCTGGTGGACTTACTGGCTCTCTCGTCAACTCTCTAAACGAGACCAACGATTGGTATGGCCTAGCTATCTACGCCCGCACCTTCGCTGCTATCGAAGAGGTTTCCGATTGGATTCAGGGGATAGGAAGCGCTAACCCTAAATTATTCGTTGGCCAGAGTGCGGATGTTGGAATCCTAGACCCTGCAGTAGATACGGACATTGTTTCAGTGCTAGGCGCTAAATCGGCTTTCCGTACAGCGATTATATACAATGCAGACTCTACCGAGTTTTCAGATTGCGGATGGATGGGCGAGCAATTGCCGAAGGATCCTGGATCAAGTACTTGGGCCTACAAGCAGATCTCTCTATCTACTCCAACAGACTTTGCTGCAGGAGAAAAAGAGGCCGCACACGGCAAAAACTGCAACACCTACGACGTGGTTGCTAGTACTAACATTACTGAAGAGGGTAAAGTCCTCGACGGGCCTAGTGGCGAGTACATCGACATAATTCGCGGTGTGGATTGGATAACTGTAAACGTGCAGGCTGACTTGTTCGCCCTTATCGTACAGAATCCGAAAATTCCGTACACTTCAAACGGTATCGGGATTTGTGTCCTGACTGTGAGAAATACTCTAAAGACGGCACAAAACATGGGTATTTTGAGCACGGATAGTGAACCTGTAGTAACTGCTCCCGACATCGTAGATGTTCCAGCGGCAGACAAAGCCAATAGGCTACTAAACGATCTAGACTTCTCTGCAGTTTTAGCAGGAGCAATTCAAAAAATTAACGTAAATGGTGTAGTAACCCTATAAGGAGGCGAAGCTCATGGCTAAAGATTATGATCCTAAAAAAGTAACCCTTAATCTAGGCGGACATATCGCTCAGGGTTTTGCTGAGGGTACTTTCATTACGGTAGCAAGAAATAATGACATGTGGACCCTTCAAAGCGGGGCTTCAGGCGAGACAGCCAGGAGTAAAAGCAATGATAGATCTGGGACTATTGAGGTTACCTTGATGCAGACCTCTATCACTAACGATTATCTGGCCTCGAAGGCAGCTCTTGACGAGAGCGACCTAAACGGCGGAAAATTTGCTGCAGGTCTAATGGATGCAAATGGAACCACACTCGTAGGCGCGGTAGAACTATGGGTGAAACAACAGCCAAGTATGGAGCTAGCTAAGGAGCTATCTGATCGTACTTGGATGCTTGAAACAGGCGATCTAGAAATGTTCGTCGGAGGTACAGCTTAATTATGAAGAGAGAACCCACAACTCTACAGATTGGCGGATCAACTTACATTATTGGTGACTGGGATGTAGACAAATCCCTAGAGACCATGGTGTGGTTAGTTAAAACTTTTGGCGAAGGCTTTATGAGCCTTTTCATGTCCAAGGAAGGACTTGATAATGCTGAAAAGTTAATGACTGGAGAGATAGAAGAGGAGGATGAAAAGCACATGCTTGAGTTCGCCCGTAAAATCTTGATGAACCTAGATCCCAAGGAGTATGCAAAGTACTCTAGAATCATAGTGGACGGTGCTCGATGCGACGGAGAAGCTATCGATTTCAAATTTCACTTTATTGGCAAAATAGGAGAGTTGCATAAACTTATGTTCAACATCCTAAGACACCAGTACAGCGATTTTTTGCCAGGAGGCGGAGGCGAAGGGTAACTGGAGGTAGGGCTTACAAGCCTTACAAACCAGGTAAACTCAACATAAATTACTTTAAGTGGAGACCGATTTTAGCTGGTATTGCCACGCTACATGAGGTCGAAACTTATTGGAACTTATGTGACCTTGCTGACGCCAACGAGGCCATGGATGTCAAGGAAGACGCAGAGAAATTCTATTCCAAGCAGGCTAACAGATAGCGATTGAGGGAAATATGTCGAAAAAGATAGTCGGATTTGAGAAGTATGTCATCCACAGGGATGGCAGCGTAGAGCGACTGGGATTCAGGGGAGGTTTGCTTACCAATAGCAAAACCACTGCCGGATATCCTAAGGTCACACTATATCAAAAACCAAAAACTAAAACTTTTTTGGTGCACCGACTTCTAGCTGACGCATATATCCCCAATCCCCTAGGACTCACCCAAGTCAACCACAAAAATGGAGACAAGGGCGATAATAGGTTGTCTAACTTAGAGTGGGTTACACCCAGAGAGAACCAAGCTCACGCGGTAGATATTGGACTAAAAGGCCACGGAGAGAAGCTGTACAACTCCAAATTTACGGACCCTCAAGTGCGAGAAATTCGGAGGGCGTCGAAAGACGAGACACAAATCTCCATAGCTAAGAGGTACAATGTTTCAAAGCAGACAATCAATCAGCTCCTAAAAGGTAAAACCTATGGGAGGGTAATCTAATGTCGAAAAAGATAGTAAAAACCTTAGTCACTAGATGGAAATATGAGGTCGATACCAAGCAGGTAAAGGCAGCGAAAAAATCCGTCGAGTCTCTAGGTAAATCCTTTTCGGCAGTGAAAAAATCCTCTATCGCTTTCGCGAAAGCCGAGCGGAATAGAATTGGAGGAATCAAGGACAGTTGGAAAAGACTCAACGATCAAGTCAAGCGATACCGAACCCAAAACGCTGCAGCCATGGCCACCGCTCGCAGGCAAGGCGGTGGAGGCGGTGGACGTAGCGGCGGTGGCGGTGGGGGACGTGGCGGTGTGAGTTTGGGGAATTCGGCTGCATTCCTTGCAGGTAGGGCTCTCGGCAGTACTGCACTTACATCCGCTCTACTTGGAGGTGCCGGTCTAGCCGGTGGTTTCGCAGTAGGTGCAGCCGTTAAGGTTGCAGGCGATCGAGAGACTATGGAAAAAAGGTTCGAAGGTCTCCTCGGTAACCCTGAGAAGGCTAAAGAGCATCTAGATACCTTGACGGACTTTGCCAAGAGAACTCCGTTTGCCATTACTCAATTAAGAAAATTGTCAACTCAAGCACTCGGTGGTGGATTTGATGAGGGCGCAATCGTCCCTCTATTCGAACAGCTAGGTGATGTGACTCAAGGCAATAGTGTGGAATTCGGTCGAATGTTGACAAACATGATCGAAATCAAAAACGTTGGCAAAGCCTTTACGCGAGATATCCGTCAGTTCGGTCGAGCCGGTATTCCTGTATTCGATGCACTGAAGCAGGTCTTCGGTAAAAACGGAAAGGCTATCTCCGGTGAGGCTCTAGATAAGTTGATCACCAAAGGCGCGGTTGGCTTCAAGGATATAGTTAAAGCTATCGAATTGCTCCGAAGTGGTAGATTCAAAGACGCCATGAAAAAGCAAATGGGTACATTTAACCAATCTCTATCCAACTTTGGCGATACGATAGTTGAGATCGGTGAAAAGATAGGCGGTCCGTTCTTGGCCCCTCTAACTAAGTCCATTCAAGTGATCACAAAGGCTCTAGATGGAGCGACAGAAAGTTTCGGAGCCCTCTTTACTGCAGGGTTTGAGACTATAGAAACTTTCAAGAAAGAGTTTCCATCCCTAGCTGCAGTTATGGATAAATCATTCAAGATTATGGGAGTGGCTGCGGGTCTTGTCCTTGCCGCGATGATGCCTATAACAACTCTAGTTAGCGGACTCCTATTACTACTAGAAGATTACGGTGCATTCCTCGACGGCAGAAAATCCGTAATCGGTCTGGCCATGGGTCGCAGGTACGGGAAAGATAATAGGGAAATCAAGTCGGCAGACTTTAGTCCCGTTAGTAGGGCAGAGCTAATGATGGGATTTGGCGAAGGTGAACAGGGTGAGGGCGTAATACCTCCTCAGGATATAGGTAGATCGGTCAGTAACGTGAGTGCAGAGCAGAACTTGACCATAAACACAACCCCTCAAGATCTAGGTACAGTCGTGAATGAGGCTATGGGTAACATGCAGGGCTTGGTCAAGGCGGCTGCCATTGGCTCACCGCAAGTTAAGAACTAGGAGTAAATATGGCTTCATTGTTTGATGGGTTTCAGTCTCGACACACAGTTTTCTCGTTCAAGGATTCCATACCTGGATTAACGGGCGAGGCTAAGTTCGCTATCGACGTGACTAGCAGCTTCGTGACGAGCCTGACGGGAAAGACTACCGAATTCCCTGTGGAAGATGGGACAAAAATAAGCGATCACTTTCAAGCTAATCCAATGACTGCAGAGATCAAAGGATTCGTATCCGAGTCTCCGAGTCAAGCGGTCCTAACTATTGCGAGCAATATTGCATCGACAGTGGTCGGAGGTCGATTTAAAGGGCTTAGCTCCACATATGCAGCCGCAGCAACGTCAGCCGCAGCGGCATATGCCGCCTCCAGTGGAGGTGAGGGTAAATATCAGTCGGCAAAATTCAATGAGTTGCTGAGTAAGCGTGGAACCAATGATCAAGAGTTCCCCAAGCGAGCGATGCTAGGTCTGGCGAAACTCCACGCGGCTGGAGTTCCTTTCCGAATCAGGTCGTTTTTCGGGACAGATATGTATGACAATATGGTGATCGAGTCGATACGGTTCCCTCAGGTTGCGAAGATAGGCGATTCCTTAGAGTTCACAATGCAGGTAAAGCAGATCAAAACGGTCAAGGCTTTCAGTAGATCGAAAAACGAGTTTCGAATATCTGACGAGGTCAGCGCGTCAACGACGGATCAAGTCAATAAAGGGAAGAAAGCAGCGGATAAAGCAGAAAGCTCAGCTCTATTCAAAGCCGGTAGCTCCCTGTCAAAAATACTCGGGAGTACATTCTAATGGCACTAATAATACCCGTAGATAATCTAGACCCTGCATTCTCCTTCGACACTGACCTTGAAGGAGTAAACTACCGTTTCGAGTTCAGACTTAACGAGAGAATAGGGGTGTGGAAGTACAACATAAAGACCTCCTCCGACGACCCAATATTTAATGGCGTGAGTTTTTTCTCCGGAGTCATTCCGATCATAAATCAAGTTTCGTCTGAGGCGCCTCCAGGATATTTCGTGGCAGTAAATCAGAAAAATGAATTTGTTGACGCGACTAGATTCAATATCGGAACCGATGTGAAATTCGTATATCTGACCGAAGAGGATATCGAAGAATTGCAGGCTGCAGCATGACACAATTCGGAAGAGTGGCAGAAATAAAAGCCATAAACACTGCAGCTAGTCAAGAGATAACAATCTCTGGTCTCCGGATTACTTGGAGCATACAGAAGAAAGAAAAACTAGACGAAAATTCGGGCACCATAAAAATATATAACCTTTCTCCTTCATCTAGGGGCCTCCTCGAGGAGCCTAAAGATGCTGAGGACAATGGGCAAATATATGTCGATCTTAAGGCCGGATATGCTGGGTCCGGAGCAGACACTATATTTAAAGGATTCTGCTTCGCTACCAGTGAATTCGTTGGTTCCGATTGGGTCACTACACTTAAGGGAGTCGAGGGTAAGAAGGAGTACATGTCTTTCGAATTCGAGAAGACCTACCCCGCAGGTACCCCAATCATCACTGTCCTACAAGATATGGCCAAGAAATCCGGAGCACCGATAAGTCTAGGCGAGAATGCAATAAAAGGGACTCTCCCGAGAGGTAGGGCTTTCTCCGGAGCTGTGAAAAGTACGATCGAAGATCTGCAAGGAAAATACGGGTTTCAGTTCACCGTACAGAACGGGAACACGAAAGTTCAAGGCGGTTCTTCAGAGGTGACTGCAATAAGCACGACCCTATTGAATGCCTCTACAGGACTTCTAGGCAAGCCTGCAAAGATGGGCGACATAATAAAAGTGAAATGTCTAGTTAATCCGGCCATTGAAGGAGGCAGCGCAATCCTGCTAGAATCCATCGAGAGGCCAGACTTAAAAGGTAAGTACACGGTTAAGAAATATTCATCTAGCGGAGATACTTGGGGCGGCGAGTGGTCGATGAACTTAGAGCTATCTAAAGACGGTCCAGGTCCAGAGAATTTTGCAGAATACTTCAAGGAGAAGTAAATGCTACCGAATCCTATCGGCAAAGAAGAGCCGGACGAACTCGATATATTGAACTCACACATGCGTATGTCGCTCTTGGAGATCAATACCTGTATGCCAGCTGTCGTTAAATCCTACGACGCGGCCACCAGAACTGCTACCGTGCAGCCGGCTTTCAAGATTACATTCATGAACAATAAGGTAAAATCTAGACCTAGCCTAGTAGAGGTCCCTGTCGTGTTTCCCTACAATGGGAGCAAGGGCATTACCTTTCCTCTAGAGCCCGACACTCCGTGTCTTCTAGTCTTCTCCCAGAGATCGATCGACGACTGGGTCAAGGATAAGGTCGAGACCGAAGTCCAAGACACGAGGCTTCACGATATAAGTGATGCTTTCTGTATTCCAGGAATCAGTGCACCTTCCGACTCCATTGAGTCTAAAGATGCATTCCAGATAACTCATGATAAAATTTGGATTGGCGATAAAGAGAGTGACCCTCTACCTTTATCGGGTTTGGAGAATACAGAGCTCGTAGCTATTGTCGCCAAAACACTAGAGCAGCTTGAAACACCTCTACAATCCTCGATGGGTCCGGTTACTTTTGATCCGGCAGTCGCAGCAATACTCGCGGAAATGAAGGATGCACTGGAGGCCCTAATACCATGACAATGCCGAGTTTAAGTGCATGGATAGACGACTACGTTGAGATTCCTCTCACTAGCGGTCCGGAATGGAAGACGACTTTAGCCGATTTTATTGGAGACCTTGTGGATGATATGACTTTGAGTACATATAATCCAGCACCCTCCTTTACTTTTGATCGTAGTACCTTTGCCAATAATTTGAGTGACGCACCTGGTACAGGGGTTACATCTCTGGCAAATGCTTTTAGTGCGGCTATCCTGACGAGTACAATGAATGTTGCTGCCGGTACATATATCGGAGTCAGTACTCCAGCAACTACATTTTCGGTTGTCTCCTCGGTGGTTCCGGACCCTGCATCTATCGGGGCTGGAGCTGCAGAGATAGCTGAATTGGTCTCGTCTCCGAAGACCTCTAACGCAGCGGAATCAGAATTTCCGGTAAAACTTCGAGAGGCTTTCCTCTTATTGACATATACTGTCTCTGGAACAAATTCGGTATCACCTACTCCCGCGCCACTTGTGGACGCAGCGAGGTCTGTAATATGAATCTCCTACTGTCTAATGATAAAGACATTCAGGTAATTGACGGCAATCTTCCCTTGGTCGAGGGTATCGACGAGCTGACTCAAATATCCGAGCTTAGGTTTCAATCCTTTCAAGGTGACTGGTTTCTAGACTTAGACCTTGGAATGCCTTACTTTGAAGTGATTTTCCAGAAAGCGACATCGGTGACGGAAATTGAAACTATCTTCCTAAACGAAATCGGGGATATTCCTGGAATCATCGACGTTAAAAGCTTCAACTTGTCTTTAGCTCCTGAAACTAGGACTCTGACTGTTGAGTTTTCGGCACTAACTACTGACGGTGTACTAGACTTTAGTACGGAGGTATAAATGAGTTCATTTGACGGAAATGGTCTAGTCATAGATCGACTTGCGGATATTAAAACAGGTATGCAAGACGACCTAAAAGATTCATTCGGAAGCGGTATCGACCTCGACGAGAGAGGCCCTTTCGGAGTCTTAGTGGGAGTTATGTCCGAAAGGTATGCGAAACTTTACGAGCTCCTAGAGGCCGTAAACGATGCGTCTTATCCCGATAGTTCCTTTGGTGTGTATCTAGATCAACTATCAGCGTTTAACGGTGTGGTGCGAGAGTCAGCTACATCCTCCGTAGTAAATCTAGAATTCTCTAGGGTGGATGGGTCGAGCGGAGACGTTACTATCGATGCAACTACTCAAGTTTTTGCTACAGGATCGACCTTGCTCTGGGAGACTGACGTAGAGGCTACAATCCTAGACGGTGAAGATACTGTCTCCGTGCAGGCGACAGCAAACGAGACTGGACCTTCGGTGGCCCTAGCAGGAACTCTAGTCAATATGGTTTCGACTCCTGGACAAGTGGGGTCGGTCACCAATCCCTCTGACGCTACTGTAGGGAGAGAGCAAGAATCCGATGCAGAATTGAAAGCTCGAAGGAAAGAGCAGATAGCAAGACCTGGAACTGCTACTGAGTCCGGAATCAGGTCGGCTCTAAACCTTCTAGATTCGGTGAGATCTGCACAGGTAGTGCTAAATGATACTGACGTCGAAGTCGATGGTCAGGCTCCTCACTCTATAGCGGCATATGTTTCGGCAGAGACCGGCTCTAGCTATAAGCAGGATAGTGAGCTAGTTTTCTCTCTACCTCTAACTACGGGTCAGAGTATTGCAATACTCTTAAACGGTGTCGCAATCGCAGGCTCTCCAGTGGCTTTCGATACGGATAATGATACGACTCTGGACAATATCGCTACAGCTATCGAAGCGGAATCGGACGTCAATACTGCAACTAGAAACGGCTCAGATAAAATAGATGTAGACGGGGGCTCCGGAGGCGAGGTCGTTCTAGCTCTAACCGTTAGTGGTGGTGGTGGACCTTTCGCAGCGGTCACTCAAACCTTTGTGGGCGACAATCTAAATGAAGTCGCTCAAAGTCTTTGGGACTCTAAGGGTGGCGGTATTCAGACCTATGGAGAAATCTACGGAATAGCTATAGATACGGAGGGAGCGCAACACCTCCAGTATTTCTCTACTGTGGATAATATAGACATTGAAGTCCAGTACACACTGAGTGTCGATGCTACCTACGACCTATCCAATACAGAGGCTGCTTTCAAGAAAGCAGCTGTCGATTATGGTCAAAATAACCTTACTCCAGGTGTCGATGTGTTAAGCTATAAACTGTTATGTGCTGCCAGCGATGTGGGCGCTAGTGGCATTAGAACTCTCTCCTGTGGCATTCGTGTTGCTGGAGGGGGTTCTTTCATTGACGAGGTGGTTATAGGTCCCTCGGAGCTGGCCCTTGTAGAGTCCAACAATGTAACCTTTATCTATGTGTGATTTATGGCTGTAAATGAAATACAAAAAATAGAAGATCATTACGCTCAGGCGATAGCTCGTCTCCCTCAGATAATGAAGGATGCACCAAAGACTATAGATGTCTCTTGGTCTCCGGAGCCGGTCTCCGGATGGGAGGCTTTAATCCACGCGTTCACCCTTGAAGCACAAGACATGGAAAATACCATGATCGATATGCTCAATGGTAGATCTCTCGATACTGCCGAGGGCGTTAACCTTGATAGGATTGGACAGATCGTCGGGGCGGATAGAGGTGGTGCTACGGATGAGGAATATCTAGTACTAATTCTCGCACAAATCGCAGCGAATAACTCTGACGGTACTGCCGATAACATACTCGGAATTTTCAGGGTTCTCGCTGGACCTAACGTCCCCGTGAGGTTTGATGAGCAATTTCCAGCGAAATTTTATTTAGAGTTCCAAGGTCAGGGCTCTCCAGTTAGTGACCCTAACGAGATGACTCCTGTAATCAAAGCCGCGAAAGTCGCAGGTGTAGGGTTTGAGGGCTATGTATGGTCTCCAGAACTAGAGGTATTCGCATTCGATTCGGACCCATCCCCCGATGCTCGACCGTTTGAGATTCTTTTGCCGATTCCTGCCTACTACGATTATGAGTTCCCAGATCCAGGAGAAACGGGGATTTTCACCGCTAGGATTCAGGTTTTAAATTCAGGAACAGACATTGTCTTTCAGTTCTTTAATACCGTAGCTAATGGCCCAAATATGGATGCTGAATTGAAGAATTACTTTAATGGAAGTATTCCAGGAGCAGCATGGAGCTATGTAGCAAAGAATGGGTCAGTGATTAGGGTGTCTTGCTCTCTGGCTTGTACTTATTTATATACCGTTGATGCGAGTAAATCGAGGTCGCAAGTAACCATCCCGTTCGACGATGATGATACATCGGTTAAGCTTAACGGCATAGAGCAAGACAAGCAGACCTTTGCACAGCAAGGCGTCCTGTGGTGGTATACAGATACAGAAAAAGCCATATGGGAATCAGAAAACCCCGATGGTATTCTAAAGACAGGGGGCTCATATGTCGATCGCGGTGTGGGCGGACATTATTCTCTATCAATTGAACCTAACGAATAGGAAACATCATGGCCATAAAACCAACTACCAGTACCGAATGGGCAAGCGATAGCGAAGCCCTTGCGATTCAACCATCGGAAGCACAAAGGGAGTTCGGATGGTCTACAAGTGATAATACTGTAAGCGGGGTTCCTGTAAAACCTAACCTACAGAATCAAAATGCTTGGCAAAAAAACGTCCACGATTGGCTGGACTACATAGAAGAAACTACAGATGACAACATCGCAGCAATAAGTAGCAATGGGCAATCAATAATCGATAACGCTGAAGTAGTAGATGAGTCTCTGGTGGTGCTTGGTGCGACTATGACTAGGAGCTGGACTACAATAAGTTCAACCAATGATGCCCTTCAGTGGAGCATAGCTTTTTTTAGCGAAAGACTTAAGCTATATATAAACCTCTCATCAAGTAACAATGCCCAGCCATGCGCCACCTCATTCAATGGCGCTAACTGGACAGCACGAACTATGCCTGTAGGGTTCTGGGAGGGTCTTGCCGAAAGTGATTCCGTGCTAGTAGCGTCTGGGGATAATGCAATTGCCACGTCTACAGATGGTATTAGTTGGACTTCTAGGACTCCAGCAAGTGCAGAAGGTTGGGGCTCGGCAGCTTATGGAAACGGCAAATTTGTATCTGTAGCGTTATATGCACAAGATGATACATACCAAATCCAACATAGCACAGATGGCCTTACTTGGACCGGAGCCAATACCCCGACAGCTAACATTGAAGTATTTGATATAGTGTGGAGTGAGTTTTATCAATTATTTATCGCAGTAGGACGAGCCTTCGCTGATAACACTAACACTTGGACCAGTCCCGACGGGATTACTTGGACTCCATACCTAAGAGGGGTTGCGGCAGATCTAACTGGGGTAGCAGTCGATGAGGATACTGGGTTAATAGTTTACACAGCTAATGACAAAATTTATAGAGGCAGCGATTTATCCGAGTTTATTGATACGCCATGGGACGATCAAGGCACCTCTGCTGATATGGAGAATATAGTTTGGGCAGCCAACATAAGAAGATTTTTAGCGGTCGGCACTCAAGGGGTTTGCTTGACTAGTGTTGATGGGATTGATTGGGCCTTAGTCGGGCCTTTAAATGGTAATTCTCAAAAATCTGTATGTTATGCAGAATCTCGCGGGCTTTTTAGCATTGCTTGTACCTCTGGCAGTGACAGATTTACTAGGAGTCTTTAATCTATGATTCTAGAATTACCTAATCGCTCCTTACTATTGGGGTCAAGATGAGTAAAGCATTAGTTAATCAAAACTATATATCAGGGCAAGATGGTTCGGTTAGTTTCGAATCACCTGTCGTGGAGTTAAGTACTCCAACCTCATCACTTTCGTACCAGATAAAATGGGAGTCTGGAGTTATTGGTGTATTCTCCTGGAAGGCTTCCATATTTGATCCTAAGGTGTGGGAAGATGCTATTTCTTGTGACGAAAAGATCGAGCTAGATACAGCTCAAGTTTCTGGACAGAGTAGCATTATTGTCATTCCAGACTACTGGAGGCAAGTTGAATATCTTAAGTTTGTTTTCACACCATCTGAGGGGTCTGCGGGTACGATCGATTGTGTAATTAGAATAGTTCCTATTTAAGGTAATACTATGAAAATATTTGACTCAACTAATTGCGGAAACATTGGCCCTGAGCAATTCGGAAATCTCGTTGATCTAATGCTGGTATCAGCAACGGCTCAGCCTATGACTTCAGTTTATCCTGTAGAGTTCGGGAAAGATGATGGCATTGCTAGCCCTAGAATCATCCAAGTTGATCAAGATTTTGGTGTCTTAACCGATTGGAAAGGCCGAGTTCTAACACAAGGATTTGAAGTCGAAGAATAAGAAAGGCGAAACATGATACACATAATAAAAGGTAGTGGTGCCCCTCAAGGTATCGTACCCCCTGCAACCGGCGTTCACTATATTGATGTCGATAGCGAGAACACTTATCTATCCGTTGGTACGGATAGCCCTACACAATGGGTGCTTCAAGGCGGTAGTGCTTCAGCATTTACAAATTTTCTTGCATTGCTAGATACTCCAGCGAGTTATTCAGGTAACAAAGGTTTAGTTCCTATAGTTAATGATGCTGAAAATGCGCTGGAATTTGGCGGTCAATCCTTAGTCAATCTTTCCGATGTAGACGTGACAGACCTAACTGACAATGAACTGTTTGTTTACAGCTTCGATGATAAGAAGTTTTTTCCTCAGTATCGCATGGATTGGAAAGGCCCATGGCAAGCAGGTTCATATAAGTCCAACCAAGTAGTTAATGACCAAGGTTGGACGATGATCGCGAACAAGGAAACTACAGAACGGGCGGCACCTCAATCAGATGGTGACAGTAGTTGGTCGTTATCTGATAACCCTACATGGCAAGGCGATGTCGCTAATCCCCTCGCTATTCAAGGACTGAGATTTACAGTTGGCTCAGAGCTTGCGACTATTGATGGGTTTCGTTTTTGGAGGTCACAAAACACTGGTAATGAGACGTATGCGTATACGATTCAAGATATAACAGACCCAACTAAGAAGACTACTTTAGGGTCTGGCTTTATTCCGGGCGGCCCCGTGGGTTGGGTTGAAGTGAACCTTGAAGGATCTTTCTTTCAAGAGGGTCAAATAATAGATATCAAGTTTTCGACTCAGGTAAGCACTAACTCTAGCGCTTGGCTGCATACATGGACACTGCAAGATGTCGGTGGCGGACTTCCTGCATCGGGCACCTACACCAACAACGGGGATCATGACTTATTAAGGCTTTCGATCTTAGCCGATGGCGCTGTAGACGTTAAGTCCGACCTTGATGATCTAAAGGTGGGTGACGAGATTGTAATGGTTGAGGCTAATGACTCGGCTAGATTCAATACCTATATTGTTGAGGATACGCCTACCTATAATGTTGGGGAAACGGTGCTAGACGTTCCTGTTATTCGCATAGAAGACGGTAAGGACGTTCGCATAGGTAACTTAGCAGAAGGCAGAGCTACTATACTAGCAGGGCAGCTCCCAGCGCCTTACGTTCATCTCGACAACTGGTGGACAAATAATCCTCCCGTAAAAGGCGCAACTGTAAATGGTTATGTGGTTACAGCTTGGGATGAAGTTCCTACCCTGAATGACAATGCCTACGGTATAGATGTGTCAGGTCACTCATGGATACAGTCCGAGGATTGGGATTACATTACTACTACGATAGGAGCTATTGGCGGTAGTGGCGGTGGTGGCGGTGGTGGTTCTGATACTTGGTTAGGGCTTCTTGATACTCCTTCGACCTACTCAGGTCAAGGCAGTAAGCTTGTCAAAGTGAAGACGGATGAAACTGGGTTAGAGTTCTCTGACGACCCAACACCGCAAGTAGAGATTAACAAGAATGCTCTTATGAGTTTAAGCACCTCTCTTCTTAAGGGTGGTGGTCTTTCAATCAATGCCGGTAATAGCTCCCTGTTCGATCAAGAGGCCGGCCTAGGCATACACGTCGATAACACCACAGACCCTGGCAATCCCGTTATCACTCGGGTCGATATCCCTGAAAGAATAGGCGTTGTACTCCAAAACATTGGTACCCAAACGCTTACGCTTATATCAAACGATAAGAATGGAAATATAGTTCAAAGGGCGACTGGGTCAACCCCCGCACAAAGAAGAGATACCTTTGATGTTGGTACAATAGTTCACTCTGATAATATTGATATAGATCTCGCAATCAACGCATATAGTCCTACCTACGATACAGCCGCGCAACTCTTAGATCTCATGAATGCTCTAGGATTCTTCCTAACCGGTGGCAATGAAATCGGCTCGGTAGCGGGAGAGATGCAGCTTCAAAAGGCTGAGGGTACTGGTTTTTCTTCCGGTATAAATACTGCAACGGACCCGAAAGACCCTAACAATACAGTGCTGCCAGCACTTAACCCCTTGCTGTTCTTCCAAGTTAAGCAGGATGGAGTTATCTACTATCAGGGCGATACTATTAACCCGGATCAATATGACGATGGCGGAACGCTAACTACTGTTCCGGGAAGCAACGATGCGACGATTCAATATCTATATCTATTTGCTGACAACTCAATAGGCATACTTACAGGGCAAGAATTTTTTGTTAACTTATCTGCCGCGCTTTCAGCCGCTGGCTCTGAGACTGTTATAGTTCCGCCTATCCTAAAGGGTGCAATATTATTGTGCCGTTTGGTTATGCGTAAAGACGCGAGTGATACCAGCAATGATGCTAGGTTTAGAATACTTCCAACCAACGCAGTTTCATCGGGCGGTACTGGGCCAGACGCGACGACTATACAAGAGTCTTACAATGTTTCTTTCGCGCCACAGCTTATCGTTAGTGGGGAAGGCGGTCTTGATAACAGAGATGCAGCGACTCCAATCGGTTCATTCCTTTATAGATGGGCGAACAATGACGTCACTGAAATCTTCCTTGAAGTTACAGCAAATGGCGTAACAGCAAAGGCTCTGACAATAAACGATGTTGCAGCCAATAGGGCTTTGGCTTCCGACGGCAGTAGCAAAGTGGTTGCGAGTGCTACGACCGCTTCAGAGCTTGGGTTTCTTAGTGGAACTTCCTCAAACGTACAGACTCAGTTGGATGCGAAAGTCCCTAACTCTGATAAGGGCATGGCCAACGGGGTAGCTTCACTGGATGCTCTAGGAAATGTACCGGCTGCACAGCTTCCAAGCTATGTGGATAGTGTTGAAGAGTACGCAACGCTTGGTGCATTTCCTCCTACGGGACAAGACGGTAAGATCTACATAACTCTTGATACAAATAGAACCTACCGTTGGGCGACTTCTGTCTATGTTGAGCTAACAGATCAGACTGCGGTCTGGGGGAACATATCGGGAACGCTGGCGAATCAAACCGACTTACAAGGCGCTCTCGATGGTAAAGAACCAACGCTCCCGCTAACAACAAGGGGTGATTTACTTGTTCGTGATGCTGCAAACGCTACAGCTAGATTGCCGATTGGAAATAACAATCAAGTCTTAACTTCAAATGGGACAGATGTTAGTTGGCAGGATGGTAGTGGTGGTGGTGCTAGCACTTTCGACTCATTGACTGATACTCCTGCCAGCAAAACGGGTTTTGCATACTCCGCCCCGTTTGTTAATGGAGCTGAAACAGCACTTGAATACAGAAAAGTTCAGTCAGACCTAACAGCGGATCTTAATTTGACTGTAAATTTCGCGGCTGGTGCTGAAGTACCTGGAGTAACTTATCTGACAACACAAGCAGCATGGGATTATCAAGCTCAGTTTAAGCCAGATTCTGCACAAACTTTTATTGTGACTATCACAATAATAAACTGTGCCTCGATAACAGATATGGAGGATATGAGACTCGAAGTTTTGTCAGGTGCATGGTCGCATGTAACTATATTTTTTCCGGGTACTCAAGTTTGTAATACGGCTGCAACAATTTTCACAGGGACATTGTTTCAGTTCACTAATTGTTTCGCACCAGTGTTCGATGGCAGAAATCAGTCAATGGATTTAGATCTTAGTAATCGAACGCGAAGATTCATAAGTTATGAAGGGGCGGTCGGTAGAGTCGTTTCGCAAAATAATACGACAAACGCTTTTGTGATAAGAAACGCAACTTATGCGACCGGTGGCGGTCCTAACGATGTTGCTATTCGCGCCAGAGCCTATTCGACAGTAAGGCTATCAAATACTTGGATACTGGGATCTAACGGCAGAGCTGCATCTTGCGATGAGTCTCAAATGGTCCTGAGTAACAGTAAATTGCTTGGCCGCGAGACAGGATTTTATGCTGATGCTTTAAGCAACGTAGCAGCCGCAAGCGGTCCATCTTTTGATGATGGGTCTACCCTTGTTCCCGATAGCGGTTCTGTTGATGTTTTTATAGCTACAGGAGCTGTTGTTAATTTTGTGAATGCGAATTGGTCAGGATTAAGAGATGAAACTAATCTTTTAGATACTGTCAATATTCCTATTCCAGAAGGCGTTCTATACAATAACGATTTTGATAACTTGAAAGAGATACTTGACAGTAAGGTTGATGTTTAAATTTGAAGGACGAACGACAGTAATTTGATTTAAAGGAGATATTTATGTTTTCAGCCGAGATTTTTGAAGCAAAGTTTTCAGACACTTCAGCAACAGCTACCGTCAATCATGTTGGTTACAGAATCTTAGACAGTGAAGATGAATCATATCGTGGCACCGTCTATATCACTAATCGCTACCGGAAGACGAATGATAGCAGCACACTTTACAAGGGGGTCACACTCAAGGATATGCCTAAAGCTATTTGGGAGTCAGATGTGGGTAGTTCATATATTGATACCCTTCTAGCCGCTACTACTAAAGATCAGCTAACACTACCTCCATTCAAATCTTGCAAGACTGTTTCTGATGGTGATATGAATATACTTTCTTGTACTGAAACTTATTAACCCTTGACAGAACGTCAAGTTTTCTTCAATATCCTGGATAGAGGCTGTTTGGTTTTCATTAAGACGTTTCCCTTCAGCTTCGAACGAGGGAATACTGACGATTTTTTCCAGATTTATCGTTACTCTCTGCAAAGCCTCCGAACCGCCATAGTTTCGGGGGCTTTGTTATTATGACCTACCTAATTTTATTCAATTTCGGTTAAGAAAACCTAACCATCTAATCCAATTCTCGGTATGATAAAATTTTACATAAAAATAGAGAAGAGAGGTCTTTGACTCATGGAAGTTAAAAATGTAGTAAGCAAGGACACGAGGATACCATTGGCTATGATTGGCTGTTGTATTCTCGGATTGATTTCTTTTTATCAAGTCTTTGTAAGCCCTAGGCTAGATAGTATTCAGACCTTGAGCATTCAAGTCGCAGTCATAGAAGAAAAGAATGCAGAGCTTAAAGAGAAGTTAAGAGATTTGGAGCACAAACAAAATGGACTTGGCGAAGATATCAGTAAAATGGTGCAGTCGTTGGCAAACATAGAAGGTCAGTTAAAGCAAATGGCAAATGCTGGTAGAATAAGAAGATAAAGAAAGCGACCGAAGTCGCTTCTTTTTTTACTTAGGATCTTTCCTCATTATCAGGTACAGCACCCAAAAAAATACTATAAATCCCCAAAAGAATAGAGCTAGAGGAGCTATAGGCATAAAGAGGCATAAAGCCCCCGATGCTATAATTGCTGCTACATGTTTTTCTGTTTTCATCCCTTCCCCCAATCAAATCTTCCGAGCAATTTTATCCACTGTCTATGAGGATTGAAATGCCCAGTTACGGTTGTTACAAACTCTTTTGGCTCTTTTATATGGGCATAACCAGCCCAAACGCCTGAACACGGAACTATACTATCTAAGGTACCGCACATTACAACTTTCTTCCCTTTCAAATTTTTAGCGTATTCGTAAAACTTAGGATTCATCGAGAATGCTGGCTGTATTGCTAGCGTGTCAACTCTGAGCTTTGGGAACTCCTGTTGAATTAGATACGCCGTAGCTACTGCGCCAACTCCTCCCTGTGAGTGCCCAGACACGACTACATGCACTATGTTCGGATGCTGTTTATACAATTTCTTGAAAGCGTTTAGTCCATCATATCCAGAACCAGTGTTTGGTGACTCTGGGCAAGTGACTTTAATTTTAACACCCGTAGCATAGTTAATGACAGGTTGGTAATGCCAACATTTAGCAGTAGTACCGTTCAACACGATTAAAGATGAAATCTCTTTGGTAGGATTTGGTGGTAGCTGATCTTCGATAGGAATACTTACCCCACCTCCAGGATTATCTGTCTCCGGACATTCAACTTCTTCACTATGCGGATGTCCGCATTCTGGGTGGTCGTGAACCGGATCACCGTGGTCATGATCGTCAGCCTCTACACCACAACCAGTAATAAAAAGCACTGCCAGCAATAAAAACTTCATAACTTCTCCTAATCAAAAAGTGGGAGTAGGTTTTCCCAATGGGGATCGAACTCATAGTGGTTTGCATTGGCTTCAAACAGGTGCTTAGGCTCAGAAAGGTGCTTATATCCTCTCATAACTTTATCAATGTCCGCTGTGGGATCTCTAGTTCCTCGAAGGATTATCTTGCGCCCTTTGACTAAGGGGAATAGCTCCGAGGTTTTTTTTGGGTGTTCATCCCAGAAGTCACCGCGCCGATCACGATTATAGAAATCCCAAAAATAAGGGAAGATTGGCAGCATATCTATAGTCAATTCGGGATAGGCTTGCTGAAGTCTGTATGCTCCAACTACGCTACCATGACTGCCCTGACTATGACCCGATAGCAATATTGTTGTAGCTTTACTTCCTTTGCCACGTAGATACTCAAAAGCTTTCTGAGCAGCAAGACCATTGCCTACATTTCTTCGTTCTGGACAAATAGTTAGATACCCTCTTTTTGCAGCCGCTAATTGAGCGTCCTTGTAAAATGCACAAGGCGCGTTCGTCCCATTTAGCAAAATAAAAATTCTATTCGAGTCATAGCAGCCTTTGATAGTAAAGCCAGAATAACTCACTTGCTTGACATCATCACAGGCCACCAACTCGGGTCTATGCCTACCATCTTCAGGCCAGTCGATTGTAAAGCCAATGGCGTGTTCGGCCACAAGCAAAAGCATGAGCATGAGAATCTTCATAAGCACTCCTAGGGTTGAAAAATATTTTTAAGTTTGAACGTATTGTGGCATGATTGACCTCTTAATTCTTTTATTATTTTTTGGAGACGAGATGAAACAAGCATTTTTACTTGTGTTGGAAGCGTTAGTTGCTCTTTTGAAGTCATTCACTGGCTTACTTGTTCCTATGTTCGCAAAGTACCTAATGGTTCACAGAGACCAGATCCTAGCTGAGATGGAAAAGAGAGCGATGGAGAGAGCGGCAGAAACAGAAACAGAAGTTGACGATGAGTTCTACGAGAAGTTCTTCGACATGCTTGAATTTGTATCTGTATTTTTCAAGGACAAAGCTCCGAAGACTATGGCCGATGCAGTTCTTGCAGAGGAGCCAGAAGAAGAAGCAAAGCCAGAAGCAGAAGCTTAAGTTTTTAAAAGCCCAGTTTTATCTGGGCTTTTTTGCGCCTAAAGCATGATGAGTTTCTTTGGTCCGTCTCTAAAATCAAAATGCATGAACGTCTTGTACGGTATAACCGAAGCTCCCATTGCCAAAGCTATCTCGGTTGCAATCGCTCTTTCCGTTGATTTGGTGATATCCAAATCAATTGCCACAAATCCGCTTGCCTTAAGGTGTTTTGAATAGGGTGAGCCGCCTTCTGCCATATTATGCACTTTACAACGGCACGCGCTGTTGACTTTTAGTGACCTGCCAAGGGCGGTTCTAATCTTCTGGGCTAGAGCTATAACCCTTTGGTCGATGTGAATTCCTGTAAATGCACAGACGCCACACTTGCAAGCGAATTCATAGTATCTAAAATTCTCAGATGCTTTATCAGATGGATAAATTTGGCCCATGATTAACCCCATTTTGCTGTATGTTTGATGTATATATTTTATTCTAGAGGAGCGTCGTATGATCGCAACTAATTTTCTTGTGTCTTATTTGGTAGGTGTTTTTCTAGCAATATCGTTTTCTAGCGAGGGCATAGCAGACAAGGTCCACGAGGCCGAGCGTTTAATTGTCGAGTATTCAAACGACCACAGGGATGAGCCGATGGTTCGAGACGAGATGGTTAGCATAGTGGCTCGCAAGTGGTCGGAAGAAATGGCGAGACGAAACACTATTAGTCACGATGGATTTCCTGACAAGAGAGAGGCTAGGTACAAGTTTTTATTCCCTGAACACAACTGCATTTTCGCTAGAGGTGAGAACGTGGCGGTTCTAGATTTTAAGAGTGATAATGTTGTCAGTATCACCCTAGACAACAGCGTTGCTCCTTTTATAGTCGAAAACGTCTCGACTCTTGATGATGTTATCAAGTCCTTGATGTCAGCGTGGATGAATAGTCCTGGACACAGGGCGAACATCGTAAGGCCAGACCATTTGACGTTAGGGGTAGGTGTTCATTTTACAGGCAAGAAAATGTTTGCCACTCAACTTTGGTACGATGAGATAGCCTGCTAAAGTTTTCTTGATTTTATCTATGGGATCTGTATATTGACTGTCTAGTAGCTATCACAAATTGGCGGAACTCCTTTTTTTATAGTTATTAGGTAGCCCAGTACGACGCAGGTAGCAAGTTCGGGGCTACACCTCCGGTGGGTAGCTCAGTAGGTAGAGCACCAAGGCGAACCGCCTCATGTGGTCGCTGGTTCGAATCCAGCCTCACCGGCCATTTCTTATCCGGTGGGTAGCTCAGGTAGTAGAGCGTCAAACCTAGAACTTTGAAAGTCGCTGGTGCAAGTCCAGCCTTACCGGACACTATCCCAAAAAAATAAATTGTCTCGCTCTGTCAAATGCTCGTATAATTAACTATACGAAAAATTTTGCAGGAGCTTTCATATGCCAAATCTAGACTTCACCTGTGAATGCCCATACTGCTACGAAGAGAACATATTAAATTTAAGAGACTACGAGGACTACTCTGAAAATGAGGAATTCCTAGCGGACAGGTGTCACCTATGCGGGAATACATATATCTTCGTCTTAAAGGCGGATACCTTCGAATACAGCTAGAATGTACGGGCAATATACTGAGCAATCAATATCGTGAGACAGTCCATAAACGCAACCAGCAACAAGGTCGAAGCGAGGATGGAAGAACGACTCTTCCCTCCCGCCGGCCCAAACACATAGAGAAGAAACAATATCAATGTGATCATTTTGAATACCTCGACAGTAGTGGGATTAAGATCAATACTGCACCACCTCCAACAACAATTCCACACTTAAAAAAAGTTGAAATTTTTTTTCCTGAGACACACAAAATAATCTGCGATTTACAGAAATGACACACCTTACTATGCCATGAGGTGCTGCACAAAAATTATACAGGAGAGGCACTAAAATTTAGGCTATACAAGTGTATATAATTATAAGTGGCTGGAATTACAATATACCCGATTGTATATACATTTTACTTTTGGAGAAAAAGAGAGGATTTCTCCAAGCAGAAAAAATCTCGCGAGAGAAAACACATATACACCCCCCCCCATTTCCTTTATTTATTTTCCTCGGACTCCTTTCAGGTGTCTAACTCTTATATTATACTATATTTTAAGATTGGTCAACGGGACAGCTTGGCAGGTTTGAATCTACTTCAAGTGCTCTAGGTAAAGGTCTCGTTGAACATAAAGGTTCAGACAAAGAGCGTCAGCGATACCATCGTGAACAATCTTGTGGCCTCTCTTAGATCTATAGCTTTCTGCCATTTCAGGGAAGAACTTTGGAGCGAGTTCCTGAGCTATGACTTTACTCTTAGCTGTGGGTGTCTCAGATAACCTCTTAGTGAATGCAGTCCATGTTTGAGGGTAAATGTACTCGACGTATTCACAATGGAGCTGGGAGAGGGTGTGGCATTGCCCAACGACAAACGCTTGAGTGAATGTAGCCTTTGCAGATTGATTGGGCCTTGGGGATATCTGCTCCACATACATTCTGTCAGGATTCCACTCTTTTAATTTCTCCGCAACTTTGAAGGAGTCGATACCGGAACCCATCCTCTCAAAGCACAGGGAATCAATGGGCAGATAGTAATCCCATAAGATCATTGCGCCCTTTAATCCTGTGTCCATCGTTACGTATGACATAAAAAATCCCTTGTAAAAATCTCGTTTCGAGCATACTACCGGAAACCCACACATTTTATAATTAGGAGTTCCTATGTCGAAAGACGCCCTATCTCTGTCTACAAAAAAGGCAGTTGTGATGAACGGCCTTAGGTCAGGTCGGTGTAAGTTAAGTAGCAGCGGAGCAAGTTGGGAGTTTGACGGTGCGATCGCGAGATCTCCGGATATACTCCTCTCCGACGAGTGTTTTCGGGGCGACATTGCTGCAGATCAGTGGTTGCTAATAATGAACCATAAAACTCACAGGAATCTATTACATGGACTCATACTCGACGCGCTGAAGCTAAAGAGAGATCGAGAGATAAGAGAGAAGCGGGAGAAATCTCAAGCTGCATGGAAAGAATCCGGACGGGCCGCATTGGGTGAAAGTCTCTACCCCGTGGTCGATTACAGAACTAAGCTCATCAAGCCCGAGTCTATTACTATCGCTACACCGAACGGACCACTAGAGATGGGCTTCGGTGTGTATTCCCTAGAAGTGGATGAATATACTCAAGGCGATAAAGATTTAAAAGCGCAACTACTGAAGCCTAGAATTGCCAAGGTAGACTATGAGCCGTTCCCTACCAGTGGTAAAACCGCTAAGGTTAGACTGCACGACCTCAGCCAGGAAAAAGAGATAGAGTTCGTTAACACTTGGCACCCTCCTCTGTGGTGGCACACTAGGCACGATCTAGAGCCTTACTATCCTCAAAAGTATCAAGACTTCCTAGGTCACCTATTTGACGACGATGAAAATCAGATCGAAATGTTTCTATGGCTCCTCCGCAAAGCATGTCGTGGTGAGAGAGTCGAGAACGTGGCTCTGTTCGTAGGTAAAGGTGCGATCGGTAAATCTACATTAGAATTCATTGCAACGAACTTGCTGGGCGAATCTAACGTCCATACAGCGGATACCAAATCGGCTACCTCCGATAAGTTCAACTCCTCTCTAATGAACAAGTCTCTGAACCTATACGAGGAATCAAGTGCTGGTTTTAATGCAGTAGAGTTCTTCAAGCGAATGACTAACCAAAAGGGTAGTCGAAGAGGAATGTACCAAGAATCTGAAAAAGTAACCCAACACGCTCAGAATTGGGTACTTGCAAATCCCGACACATTTACTCTAGCCGGTGAGCCTAACGAGAGAAGGTTCGTTGCATTCAGACTTACACAAACCACATTCGACAATAGGTTCGGTAAGGACCAAGGCCATTGGGATGATATCACTAGTCCGGAGGAGGTCGGTAATTTCCACAAGTGGCTGACTGAAATCTGGGAGCCAACCGGATGCTGTAAATATATGACATCCGCTATCGACTTCAAGACTCCAGAGTTTTTCAAGTTGATAACTACAAGCCAATTCGAAGACTCCAAGCACATGACTATCGTAAATCAGATCATGGCACGCGAAGAGGTCCTGATTTCCGGTATCAAGGTATCAAACAACAAGAAAGCTTCCTTGCAGGATATACAACTGGTAATAAACTCATGGCTCCAAGCCGGTATTCGTATTGCAAAGATTGAGGGCGAGAGTGTGATTAGGTTGGTTACTGATATGGATGATCTTATCTATTGCCAAGATCCGTTTGGATATAGGGAAAAAGATAAGGCCGCCAAGGAGGATAACCTTGACGACCTTGTAAACACAGATATCGGAGAAGAGACCTATGACGTCGATATAGACGATATGTTTTAACTAATACATAACCTAGACTCATTCAGCAAGTCTTAAGAGGTGAGGACTCAGGGGATTGACCCGTTTTACGGGGCAATTAGAAAGACCCCTGAATCCTGTATCCCTTGCACTAAAAGGCTTACAAGGAATTATAGCGTAACCTCAAAACTTCACTTGATTTTTTACTTAGTAAATGTTTATATCACTCCATCGAAAGCTATATACATCTAGTAATAAAATAAGTTACCCACTACTCCAAGGACACGGAAATTATGGGACGAGTTTTTTTGGATGCAGAATTCAATTCTTCAAATGAAGAATACCTTAATGTACTCTGCTTTTCAGTTTTAGTAGATCATGATGGAACTACCACCACCCACGACTTGTGGATGAGTGAGGACGGTATAGGAGAGATGAAAGCTCTTGTCGAGTCTTTTATATCTGAAGGACACACTTTCTTTGCTTTCGCTGTAACCGCTGAAGCACGGGCATTACACTCAATCGGTATAGACCCCACTAGAATCAAGTGGATAGACCTTCAGTTAGAGTACCGACTACTATCGAGCAATAATAACAAGGTTCGAGTAGGTAAGCATCTTATTGACGGCAAGGTCGTCACTTTGAAGCCGCCACTAAATTCTTGGGATAAGCCAGAAGGCTATACTACCGGAGGAAAGGTACAACATAGCCTAGCCTCATGCCTGTACAGGTTTCTAGGTATCCAAATAGACACAGACCACAAAGACGAGATGCGAGACCTCATACTCGATAACACCGAGTGGACTGAGGACGAGCAAGATAAGATCATGAAGTACTGTGCGTCTGACGTAGTTTACTTACCTAGACTTGCAACCGTGATGATCAAGACCCTATGGTCTCTATACAAAGGCCAAGACAAGAAACTCATCGTTCCAGAAATGCAGCTTAGAGGGCAATATGCAGCTCTCTCAGCACTAATGGAATCCCGAGGCTACCCTGTAGCTTTTGAAGAGATGAAAAACTTCGCAGCTTCCGTCGGTGAGATAAAGACTAGCATGCAGCGAGATATCAATAGATGTTTTCCTGAAGTTGAAGCTTTCGAAGAAAGTAAGTCAGGCACTAGATTCATACAGAAGAAAGACAAACTCATTAATTGGGTTAAGGCACAAGGCCACTCCTACTGGTTAAAGACAGCCAAAGGTTCGCCGGCTTTATCTCTAGATGCGTTCGAGGCAAAGTATGATCACCGAGGAGATCTTTCTAACTTCGGCAATAAGTTCCTAAAGTACATGAGAGAGAAGCAGGCTCTAAATGGTTTCACAGATAACTCTAAGAAGAAAACCATTTGGGATTCCACAGGCAGTGACGGTAGAGTTCGCCCATACATGGGAATCTACGGGGCTCAAACTTCTAGAAGTCAGCCTAAAGCTACAGCCTATATCCCTTTAAAATCCTCATGGATGAGGTATTTGATTCAGCCTAAGAGAGGCCGAGTTATTATCGCGATAGATTACTCCCAGCAAGAATTTTTACTAGCAGGTCTAGTTTCACAAGATAAAAATATGGTCGAGGCATATCACTCCGGAGACCCTTATTTATACTTTGCAAAGCAGGCTGGAGCGATTCCTTGGGAGGGAACTAAAGCCGAGTACCCAGAGATTAGAGACAAGTTTAAATCTACAGTTCTAGGTATTCAATTCGGTATGGGAGCTAAAGGTCTAGCGAGCAAGATTACTAAAGACACAGGAGTCCATTGCTCTCAAGACGAAGCACAGTTTCTGATCGACATGTTCTTTGAGACCTATAGCTCATTCGATCTGTGGCGAGACAATACTATCGACGAGTATACGACTCGAGGATACTTGAAGCTCCCAGACGGCTGGACTATTTGGGGCGACAACGACAACCACCGTTCGGTTCTCAACTTCCCTATACAAGGTAGGGGCGCAGTAATCATGCGTAGAGGTGTTTGGAACTGCCACGAAATGGGACTCGACGTGATCATGACTTTACACGATGCAATATACGTTGAGTGTGACTTCAATAAAACCGTCACTTCTATTAATTTATTGGCCCAGTGTATGGGTGAAGCAGTGAAGCACTACTTCACGGGTACAGCGATGGAGCAATACGCAGAGTGTAGAATGGACCCTCAGGCTTGGGGCTACGGCTTCAAGGAGGGACAGGAGATGGAAACGGACATAGGTCCAATGCCAGTACAACCGAGATATATATCCAGCCGAACGGCTAAAGATATAGAGAAGTTCAGTGCTTATTTTGTGCCAGATGATCTGGCTGAATACATCTAAGGCTCGATCACGAGTCATGTCAATTACAAGGAGAGTTATTGTGGCTTATCAAGAAGTGGGTGGAAGTAAAGAGTTCATCAAGTACAAGGATTGCGAAGCCGGAGACGTTCTAGTTGAAGGAGTTTTTCGCAGAGAGTACCAAGGCAAGTTTGGAGTCCAGTACGAATTTGAAGCCATGTGCGGAAAGATCGTAGTACTAAACTCAGCGGGCCAGCTTAACTACAAGATGGATTTCATAAAACCAGGTACAAAGCTGAAGATCATTTACGAAGGAACTGTAGTTCTAGATAAGGGCCTAATGAAAGGCAAAAGCTCTCACCAGTTCAAGGTACTAAAAGATACTGCTTTTGACGGAGAGATCGGAACTGAAGACGAAGGTCTACCGGACTTTGAAGCAGGTGAAGAAGAGGGCGAACTAGACCTAGACGATCTAGATATTTAATGGGGACAATAAGGGAACAACTCGTAGAGGAATATAAGGGGTACTGTAAGTTGCGCCTTAGACAGTCCCGACTAGCTGGAACCCCATATGTTCACGTGCCCTTCTATCACTGGTTAGAAATTGGGGCGTATCTTTACACCCCATTCGAAGACGAAGACAAGATTAAGGAAGAACTTAATGAGCTTGCGAATAAGTTATAGTGGTTCAAATACGCTCTTAGGGTGCGAGAGAAAGTTTTACTACGAGAAAGTCAAAAAAGTTGACAACGACCCTGACTACACAGAAAATTCCCACGCCTTGCGCGTTGGGAAGGCTTTCCATCAAATCCTAGAAGAGTGTAATCATGGAGAGCAGCCTTGTACAAAGCAGATAATAAACAAGGCTATGGCAGACAATGATATCGACTCGGACACCGACGTCGGACTTATCATCGGTATGGTTAAGAAATATATACCGCTTCACGAGAAGGCGAAACTGAAATGTATCGCAATTGAAACCGAAGTTGGTAATGGTACAGACTACATTGGTTACATTGATGCAGTGATGGGAGATGCTAACGGTAATTGGTGGATTGTAGATTTAAAGACCGCAGCACAGTTGAGCGGTTCACTACTATCTAGACTCTGCAATGACCCACAGCTAAACCTGTACAGTAATTTCGTAGATCAGCTTTGCAAAGAGTACAAGTCTCTAGACCCAGCAAAATTTTCTGGAGTTAGATACCGAGTTACTACTAAAGCAAAGATCAAGCGGAACAAGAAAGAAACGATAGTAGAATTCATCGATCGCGTGGTAGAGCGCGTCGAGAGCTATGACATTGGAATCCCAGCTAAGGACTTAAACCCCAAGGGTGCCTACAAGAGGCTAATGGGTTTATTGGACAGAGCTAGAAAGCTTGACGGGAAAGAGGAGTCAGAGATTACTCAGAACTTCTCTAACTGTGAAAGCTACTTCAGACCGTGTCCATATTGGAGCAAGTGTTACGGCGCTACGTTTACCGCAGCGGCAGACAAGTATAAGATATTCGACAGTCAAAATATCAAGTCATTAGAAATGGCTGAACAGACTGACGATTTGGATGATTTAAACTTTGACGATTTAGAGGATTTGTAATGATGAATTTTAATGCAATAGCAGCCGACAGATTACTTTCAAGAAAAACTAACTCCGTCTCTAGAGATAAGGGTAGAAATCAAATTATCATCACTGAGACTATCTCTCAGTACGGTGTTCACGAGAAGGCTGACACAAAAGTAAATGAAGTGATCAGAGAAGAGACTTACTATTTCTTCTTTCCTGACAATGATTCGGTGAACGTCAACGAACTTCTAGTTAAGTCTAGAGATGCAGCAACAGCTATGTTTATAGGACTAACTTACGACGGCAATACAATTGCAGTGCCAGCCGCTCCAACTCCAACTCCAACTCCAGCTCCAGCTCCGGAGAAAGCAGTAGTAGAAGAGCCAGTAGTTGAAGAGGCTCCAGCTAAGCCTAAGGCCAAGACTGTTAAGAAGAGAGCCGCTAAAAAAGCTGTAGCTAAGAAAGCTGTAAAAAAAGCAGAGCCGGCTCCAGAAGTCGAAGAGGAAATCGATTTAGATCTAGACCTTGACGAGCCAGTAGTTGAAGAGGCTCCGGTAGTAGTACTATTCGACAAGGGCGATAGAACTCACAGAGCTAAAGTTTCTCCAATCCTAGTGAAAGTACTTGGCGATGATTGGAAGAGTGACGATGCGAACAAGCTTAAGGTAAGCAAGCTACTTGTAGCTCTGCACGGCAAAGCGGACATCGCGAAGTTAGAGCAGAAGATTACTAAAGCACTAAGCTAGTAAAAATTTAGGGGGAGCTTGTCTCCCTTTTTCGAGGTGATAATGATTTACGACCACCAAAAGGTTGGCATAGATTTTCTAAAAAAAGCAAAATACGGATTACTTGCGGATGAGCAAGGTCTCGGTAAAACAATGCAAGCGATAAAGGCTGTCGAATCCGTTAAAGGTATTCGACTAATCGTGTGTCCTGCTTTTCTCAGAGGAACTTGGCAGCGAGAGATCGAAAAGTTTACAGGTGACGAAGCTCTAATTGTGAGCAAGACCAAGATGATTCTGCCCGATACCGGTTGGGTAATCATGAGCTATGATTTCATACATAAATACCGGATCATCCCGCAAGCAGTTGTATTCGACGAGTGCCATTACCTCAAAAATATGGACGCTAAGAGGACACAACGAGCACATAACTTGGTGATGAATACCTTCCCAGAGTTCTGCATTTTACTTAGTGGTACTCCGATCAAGAACTCACTCACAGAGTTTTACTCTCCTCTACGCATGTTGTCCTATTGCCCTTTTGGTACTAATGGAGACAAGATCAAAGAGGTCTCGCAGTACGGGTTCTCGACTAGATTCTCAAACCCTAGGATAAAAACGGTTTACCGTCCAGGAGGACGAGAGATTGAGGTCAGGGAGTATCATGGTTCGAGGAATGTACCTCAACTTAAAAAATATTTGAAGGGTAAATATCTTCGCCGGCTATCTAAAAATGTATTGAGTCTTCCGGAGATAATCGACAGAGAGATCTATCTAGACAATATCCCTAAGGGCTTGGCTGCAGGTCTGGAGAAATGTTACCTAGCCCATGAAGCCGGAAAGAAATCTAAAGATGAAAACTTTGCGACGTTCAAGAAAGAATTCTCGCTCAGGAAAGTAAAAGCCACCGTTACTCTGGCCGACGACCTCATCACTGAGGGCGAGCAAATAGTTATCTTCAGCGATCACGTTCTTCCATGTAGTGTGATTGCCTCACAGCTGGAGACGAAAGGCTGGAAGACTAGAGTAATCACAGGCGATGTATCCCATGAGGATAGAGACAAAATAGTTTCCCTATTCCAGACAGGTGACCTTGATTGTATCGTTGCAACTATAGGCTCAGCTTCTACCGGATTCACACTAACTGCAGCCTCCAATATTATCTTCAATGATATCCCTTGGAGCTTTGTAGACCTTAGTCAAGCAAGGAAAAGAATTCATAGGGTAGGTCAGGATAAAAGATGTGTGATCAACTACATCTTGGGTGGAGAGATAGATAAAAGAATTCTAAAGCGCGTAAAAGATAAAGGCAAAAACCTTAAGGAAGTCTTATGAAAGTTAAAACTATAGTAGACGCCCTACTGAACGAAGACGGATATACAGACCTCCTATTAGCTGACGCATACGGACGTAATTCAATAGATTTCAATCTATATAAAAGCACCGACGGCGGATTAATTCTAGCGCCTCTATGTGAAATTGAATTTGATGATAGAGGTAGACCAATCTTAAAAGGAGTAGAGTGTGGATGAAGGGTTCAAGCTGATTAAACGCAGCAAGCAGAAAAAGAAAAAGCTCATGCTTTGGATTGACGTAGATATTGTGGGAGTATTCGAAGAGATGCATCCGCAAAACATCACAGTCCAAGAGAAGATGAGGCAAGTTCTCAGGCATTTTGCCGATGGTGGTATGGGAGACTTCGTTAAGGAAGAGCCCGCAAAAGTAAACAATCAATTAGAAGATGAGTTGGGGGATTTATGAGCAAGAGATGTGAAAAGGCGATGATAATTATTACTCCGGTAGACGGAGCCAATGTAAAGATTGACTTCGAATTTGAACCTCACACTTCTGACGAGATTACTGACGAGCAATTTGCTACCGACCCAGTACT